TGCCTCTGATGCCGTAAAGTTAGGGGCTATAAAAGACTTCCTCGACAGGGCAGGCTTAAAGCCTGTGGAGAAGATCGAGCAGCAAGTCTCTCAGGTTGAGAGTGCCTCCCTTGATGAACTGAAACGAGAACTTGAGGCTTTGACAGGCTCTTCAACGCCAGAAGAATTGCCGGAATTAATGAATTGATATGCCAGAACCGAATATTAGCTCATTCACAGGACTTCTTTCTGACAAGGATAAAGATGATGTAGCCGACATATTGAGTGGAGGTGGCGGCGCTGAGGTAAGTGCTGCATTGGGGAAGGCTTTAGGCGGTCTATTATCAGGCGGTCTATTATCAGGTTATAAGGATAAGATAGTAAGGGATGAGGAAGACAAGAATAAAAAATCATCTGAGAAGTTTGGTGATCTTGAGTTTACTGCTGAAGTAAAAAGCAAACTTGGTCCCAATATGGCGGGGTATTATTCCCCCTTATTGGATAACCCTGGCAAGTTTATCCACGTTTTAAAGCAGAAAGAGAAAGTTCACCCGGACGATCTTACAGCTTTGGATAAATGGGTTGGTGGGTTTTATTCAAAGAAAAGCAATCCTTCTATAACGTTGGATTATGTGCTAAATCAAACTCTCGGACCAAATTGGCATTCGAAGAAACAAAACCCTCACCAAGGTTCGCCGTTGGGCGTATTTAAAAAACAAGCCATACAGCCCGGAAATCTATATTTAAGCCCTAAAGCATTGACTGGAGGGTGGGACCCGAAAGACCCTTCTTTGAAAGGACATCCTATGGATATAATAGGGCATGAGTTAGGCCATTCTGCAAGGGTAGGTTTACTGGGGACTATGCTAGATGAAGAGGGAAATCCAGTTAATGAAGAAGCAATACAAAGGTATGAAGATGCTCTATATGGGTTTAGTCCCGCTATGAAGTGGCAGGCTATAAATAGTATGAACATTAACAAGAAAACGGCTGACGCACCTCTGGCTTGGGGACAATCCATGCAAATGCTACAGAATAAGCCTGATTCGTGGGCCACGCCCAGTGGTTTAGAACCTACCCTTAACGCCATATTTGAGGGGGGTCAATTTGACAGGTTCGGTCGAGCAAGTCGAAGAGATGATGAGGAAAAACGCGGAGCGTATTGGTGATATGCCTTCAGGCCCATATGAAAGATTTTACCCCGGAGAAGATAAGGGGCTATTAGACCCTACTTGGGGTGGGGGACCGTATAGACTTAGCGCTCCCAGTGACTCCCATAAGGGGTCTGCTCTTATGTTGGGCCTTCTTGGTGGTGGTGCTGCTGGATACGGAGCCAAGTTAGGCTATCAGGGCATTGTGAGGGGTGGGCAGGCTTTGGATAGAGTCCTTCCGGCCCTGAAAACATTGGTAAAGAGGGCGGCTCCAGTCTGGGGTGAGGGGCTTCTTGATTACGGGGTAGGCAAGCAGACAGAGAAGGAAGTTGAGAAGGTAGTAAAGAAGGTTAAGGAAAGAAGGGAGCCTGCGCCTGTATCGCGCCTTAAAACTGGGGAAGTTCGTCAATCAGTAGAGTCTGGCCTAACCGGGGCTAGCTGGTACTCTCGCGCAGAAGATACAGTGCTAAACGCAAAGCAGCGAAAGGCTACTGCCGATCAGTGGATTTCAGAGATAGGGAGGAGTGGCGGGAAGAAAGAACTAAATATGTCTGGTGACTGGAAAGGCGCTCTCAAGGAGGCTGAGGGTTCTCTAAACCAGCAAGAGGTATTGACCCTATTACAGCCCTATATAATACAACTAGAAGAGAAGTATTATACGAATGATGAGCGGGAAGCCGAAGTTTTTGAGAAGCCTCGATGGACCAGACATACTAATCTACATCTTGATGATTATGGCCTAGATAACCAAGTAGAGATTCTTCTAAAATTACCTCAGCGGCATGGGGGACTTCCGGAACCTAGTAATTTTATTGACCATGATTGGAATAGAGATGGTCCGAAAGATAATTATAATGTCCTTGTCCATATCAGAGGAAATGATGGTAAGTTATTTAATAAGAATGCTTTTATTATCCAAGAAATACAGAGTAACTGGCATCAGAAAGGACAGGCGTCTGGGTATTGGCATCATCCCACTCAGGAAGAGTTAAAGAAATGGTACGGGGGGACTATCCGTGGTCAACAAATGTCATGGGAAGAATTGTCTGATTGGGATAGGGAGAACCTTACTAATAACTACGTAGATTTTTATCGTTCCGATATGGTTCCAGACGGACCCTACAAAACAACTTGGCATGAACTTGGGTTTAAACGAGCTTTAATGGAAGCCTTACGTGATCCAAATAAAGAATACCTAGCTTGGACCACGGGAGAGGTGCAGGCAGAAAGAAATTATGGCGAGAATTGGGAGGTTGATTGGCCCGAAAAATCTAAGTTTCCGTTGCAACTTTATAATGAAAAGATAGTTAGGTTCGCTAAGAAGTTTCTTGGTGTTACGCCAGAGCGGCATAAGCCGGGTGAGTGGACTGTATTTGATTCGCGGAATGGAAATCCTGTGCGATATTTCGATAGCGCTGACGAAGCAAGTAAGTATGTTGATTCGCGCCGACAGATAAGGGATGCTGGTTCTCCAAATGCTTTTCTTGATGTTGATAAAACTAAAGGTGATCTCTGGTACATAAAGATTGACGAAGAGATGAGAGATAAGTTCATAAAGACTTTGGAGGGAGAGTTGCCGGGAGGAAAACGAAACTATAACGTACCCCTGCATTTAAGAAATAAGGAAGAAGTACAGATGTTCACAGACCGGGTAGAGGGTGGTGGGCTTCTAGGGAGATACGCCTGATGCCTATCCAACGCTGTACCCTGAAAACCGGAAAGAAAGGCTGGAAGTGGGGGAAGTCTGGTAAATGCTATACAACGAAAGCTGGTGCAGAGAGGCAGGCTAAAGCCATCTATGCCAGTGGATATAAGAAAAAGTAATGGCTGATTATACTCACCTCACTGCGCGCTTGACAGGCCCGGAACTTAATTATGGTGCGCCGCTCACTGGGCCTAGTATTTTTGGGTTTAAACTAGGCTCCGACAATCCTTGGAAAGACGAGGAGAACCAGAGAAGATTAGCAAAACTAATGTTTGGTGCGTTGGGTGGTGGTGGGCTGTTATCCCTAGGTTTTAAAGCACAAGATTATTTAAACCCTTGGGGCGACCCCGCTCATAAGTCTGAGGAGACAAAGGAGAAGGAGAAGCAAGCAGACATAGAGTCTAGGGATGATTATCCCGCTATAGCCAAAGAAAGAAAAAGACTATACGCGATAGCAATGCGCTTAAACCGCGCCGCTGATTGGGATCGGTTAAGGTCTTTTAACAAATATGCCTGATAGACAGTCCATTGAAAAAGCGGTAGAGATAGCCCGTGAGATAAGGATTAGGGAAAGATTCAACAAGATTGACCTCTACGATCCTTATCCCTATCAGAAGAACTTTCATGATACTGGAGGTTCTGCTAACCAGCGGCTCTTAATGGCTGCTAACCGCATAGGAAAAAGTTATTGCGGAGCCGCAGAGCTTGCTTTTCATGTAACTGGTTTGTACCCAAAGTGGTGGAATGGTCGTAGATTCACTCAGCCTATAGTTGCTTGGGCTGGTGGAGTCTCAAACGAAACCACCAGAGACATTGTACAATTTGAATTATTGGGTTCCCCTGATGACCCCGAAGCCTTTGGTTCCGGTTCAATACCGAAAAAACTAATAATAAAAACCGAAAGGAAACCCGGTGTCCCTAACGCCAAATCAGTAGCGTTGATTAAGCACGTTAGCGGCGGGAACTCTTCTTTATTCTTTAAAGCCTACGAGATGCAAGTAGAGAAATGGCAAGGTCGTTCAGTTGATTGTATATGGCTAGACGAGGAGCCAAGCAGAGAACTGTACTCACAGGCTGTAACCAGAACCTTGGATCGAAAGGGTATGGTTTACATGACGTTTACGCCAGAGTCTGGTATGACTGAGACAGTCGCCTCGTTCATGAATAACCTACAGTCTGGTCAGTCATTGACAAATGCGACTTGGGATGATGCCTCAGAGAAGATATTTTCCATGAATGGGGAGAGAGGGCATCTCAATGAGGCTGTCATGGAGCAGATTCTATCCTCCTATTCTCCGCATGAGAGGGAGATGAGGCGATACGGAAGACCCTCGATTGGTTCAGGATTGGTCTTTCCGCTGGGTGAAGAGAAGATTATGGTGGAGCCGATGGAGATAAAACCCCATTGGCCTAGAATAGCTGCAATAGACTTTGGGTGGGACCATCCTACGGCTGTTGTATGGTGTGCGATAGATAGGGAAGAGGAAATGTTTTATGTGTACGACTGTTACAGAGCGTCTAAAGCAAGCCCTTCAGCCCACTCCCAAATTATACGAAATAGACCTAATTTTATCCCCATTGCTTATCCCCATGACGGAAATAGACGAGATTCTATGGGTAATCCCGGTCTGGCTGACCAGTACCGTAACTTAGGTTGTAACTTCCTTCTGGAGCATTTTACCAATCCTCCGGCATTGGGGTCTAATAAAGGCTCTAACTCAATAGAGGAAGGCTTAATGGCTATGCTCCAATCTGTAGAAGCCGGGAAGTTCAAAGTTTTCTCTACTCTTTCAGACTGGTTTGAAGAGTTCAGGATGTATCATCGAAAAGACAACAAGGTGGTTCCTCTACGGGATGACCTCATGAGCGCGACAAGATATGCGTTTCAATCCCAGCGTTTTGCTGTTGCGGGAGAAGACCCCACATGGACAGCAGACGTAGAATATAGGAACTATGGAATCGTTTAATGGCTAAAGAAAAAATTACTGACCAAGAACTTATCGCTAGAATCCGTGGAGAAATCACGGACTCTTTGGGGTATATGGGAGATACTATATCTAGCCAGAGAGAGCAGGCTATGCAGTATTACTATGGCCTTCCTTTTGGTAACGAGGTTGAAGGACGTTCCCAGTTTGTAGATACAACAGTAGCCGACACAATAGAATGGATTAAGCCCTCCTTGATGCGAGTCTTTGCCTCCGGGGATGAGATGGTAAAATTTAATCCTGTCGGGCCAGAAGATGTTGCTATGGCGGATCAAGCCACGGACTATGTGAATTATGTATTTACCCGTGATAACCCCGGATGGGAAATACTATATTCGTGGTTTACCGATGCTTTGCTGAGTAAGAACGGTATTGTTAAAGTGTGGTGGAATGAGCATGAGGAAGAAGAAAGAGAAGAATATAGTCAACTTAGTGAGATGGAGCTTTCTTACCTGATAACAGATGATGATATAGAGGTTGTAGAACATACTCAATATGAGGTTGATCTGGAGCCTAGACATGATATTGTTATTAAAAGGAAGAAAAAAAGTGGCAAGATAAAGATAGAAAATGTACCTCCTTCAGAGTTTCTTATAGCCAGAGAATCTAAAGACATTAATGACGCTAGGTTTGTTTGTCACCGGGTGTTAAAGACCTTATCTGAATTAAGGGAGATGTTCCCAGATGAGGATTTAGACGCAGAAGATTTGGGTGGTGGTGATGAAGACCTAATGGCTTTTTCTGGGGAAAGGCTAGAGAGGTATATGTATGATAAGTCAGCGAAATACTGGGAAGGATGGGGAGACTCTGGAACAGCTAACGAGGAAGGCTTACGCACTTACTGGTTACATGAAAGTTATTTAAAGACAGATTGGGATGGAGATGGAATTACCGAGCTAAGGAAGGTATGTACTGTCGGTAGCAAAGTATTAGAGAATGAAGCCGCAGATATTGTTCCTTTTGTCTCTCTAACCCCAATTAAAATTCCGCATAAGTTTTTTGGGTTGTCAGTTGCTGATCTGGTCATGGACCTTCAGCTAATAAAGAGTACCATGCTACGAACGCTCCTCGACAACGCTTATAACCAGAACTACGGAAGATATGCCGTACTAGAGGGGCAGGCGAATCTCGATGATCTACTCACCCAACGTCCGGGCGGAGTAGTTAGAGTTAAATCCCCCAACGCCGTAATGCCCCTCCCTACTCCCGCTTTGGAGCCTTACTCGTTCCAGATGCTTGAGTACCTTGATGGTGTGAGAGAGTCTAGGGCTGGTGTCAACAAATACTCACAAGGATTGAATGACAATGCCCTTACTTCTCATACTACTGCTTCTGCTGTTAATTCTGTAATGACTGCTGCCCAATCGAGGGTAGAGCTTATTGCAAGAAACTTTGCAGAGACAGGCGTAAAGGACTTGATGAAGGCGATATATATGCTATTGCAAAAACATCAGGATAAGGAAAGAGTCATAATGCTACGCAATCAGTGGATTCCGGTTAGGCCGGATGCTTGGAAAGATTCCTTTGATTGCACTGTCTCTGTTGCCCTTGGTAGCGGAAATAAGGACCAGCAGATGTCCCACCTTGTTACGATGCTTCAGTTTGCTGGGGACGCAATGAAGGGTGGTTTGAGTATTGTAAATCAGAAGAATATGTACAATATGGGGGCAGCCTTAATAAAGAATATGGGCTTTCAGAATGTTAGTGACTTCCTCACTGATCCAGACCAAGTTCCTCCACAGCCTGATCCTGAACAGCAGATGAAGGAAATGGAGATGCAACTCAAGCATAAAGAACTTGAGATAAAGGCAGCCGACATACAAGTCAAGCAACAGAAGATTCAACAGGTTGCTACGGCAGATGCGGTAGATGCACAACTGAAGATAGAAGAACTAAATCTTGAACGGCAACAGAACAGGGCTGTAGCAATAGGAGAAACGTAATGGATAAAGTAGTGTCATGGGCAACTGGTATGAAGCCTTTTCATACATGGAAGAAAAAGAAAGTTCCCGTAAAGGACTCCTTAGACAAAGAGATAAAACGATTAGATGTCGCTTCCCAAACCCCTAAAGAGAGAAGGGCTCGTCAAAATAGACGTTGGCATATGTTAAGGAATAAGCCTGTCTCATGAGGAACAAGAAATGGGTTCCGCATGGTAAGGCGGCTATTGCTGGCTCTGGTAATCGTAGTGGAACGACCGGAAGGGGGCAGGGAAAGTGGTGGAATCCGCCCTTAAATCCAAGCCCTGTAAAAGAATTGGATCAAATCATAAAGGAACTTGAAAAGAAGTAATGGATCAAGAACAACGGGAACGTCGAGCCCAATCATTAATAGACGACGAGTTGTTAAAAGAATCATTTGATGTATTGAAAGAAGATTTAATGAATCGCTGGAGTAGTAGCGGTTCTACAGATTTGGAAGCCAGAGAATCTATCTGGCTTGCAATGCGACTGCTTGACAGGATTCGTGGTCATCTAACGTCCATAGTTGAAACCGGACAGATGAACAAGATTCTTGACGAGCAACACCCATATATCTGACAAGAGGAATTTAATTATGGCGGATACGCAGATTGCCCCGCAAGCCCCGGCTGGATTACAGCCACCCACCGCGCCCGGAGGAAGTATAGCCGAGGCGCAAGAAGCATTACTCAGCCTATTGGAACCTGAAGAGGAAAAGCCTGAAACTGAGGAAGCTCAACCCACCGAA